AGGGCATTGCTTCCGGCTTGCAGTGGCCGCGATTCGCAGCACCGACTTCCACCAGGTCGAAGTAGTTGTCGATGGCTCGCTGGTCCTGGTCGTCGGCGACCTTGTCCCAGTAGGCGGCGAGGTTCAGCCAGTTGCCGACCGAGTCCTTCGCCGAGTAGGTGAGGTCGTCGGTCTTGATCGTCGCGCCGGTGGAAGCCCACGATGCGCCGATCTGACGGTAGGCCATCGCGATTGCGCGCGCCACGTTGTCATCAGCCAGCTCCAGGAAGGTCTCCAGTTCATCGTCGGAGAAGAGCTGGTACTGGCCCATGCCGGGGATGGCTGGATCGTCAGTGGGGACCCACTCGCTGTCGCCGAGCGCAAAGCGCATCTTGCCGACGTTGGTGGTCTTGTCGGGGGGCGCGATGCCTACGTTCTTGTTCGCCATGATTCCTAGTCTACCTTCCTGGGCACGCCAAAACCGGCCCCAGGCGCACGCACCGAAGGGCCGGTTGAGGAGCCTGGTTAGGCCGGATCGACCCACTCGAAGCCGTCGCCGCCAGCGTTGGTGGCGAGCACCTGACCGGCGGTGCCGAAGCCTGCGGCGATGAGGGCCGCGACCACGGGATCGGTCGGGGCGGGCTCGCTGTCCGCGCCGTATAGGTCGATGGGGACGGCGCCTGCGGGCGCATCTTCTGCCGGGCCGCTCTCGGCGACAACGTAGGGGCGGGGGCTTGCCATTGTGTTCTCCTAACTGTGCATGGCCATGCGTTCTCAAGAAGTCTACCCCAGCAACGGGAAAGGCCCCCAGCCGAAGCCGGGGGCCTGTCTCGTCTAGCCGTGGCTAGGAGGTGTTCCGCAGCCAGAGGAGCGCTACGCTGGCAATGGGGTGCCGTTGCCGTCGGACACGACCGCGAACTGGTCGTTCCAGCCGAGCCCGCCGCCGATGACGCGGCCACGGAAGGCGGCCGAGTCGGTCTTGAACGAGCCCTCGAACGGAGGCACTGCGCCGCCGCCGAGGTACTGGCCGGTCGCGTTCTCGACGCGAATCTCCGGGCCGACGTGGCCGCGCAGGCGACCGTACTTGTAGAACTGGCGGGTGCCACGGATGGCGCCCTTGTTCGGGATCAGCGCCCACTGCGAGCCGGTCAGGTAGTCCGTCTCGGTGTAGCCCGCGATCTTCTGGAGCGGGTTGTAGGACGAGGTCGTGGCGCGAGCCACGAGGCCGTTGGTCGTCTCGATGACGCCCTCGTTGATCTGGTTCAGGAAGTAGTTCGCCCGAACGCCAGCACCGCGAGGAACGATGAGGCGCCACGAGGTGACCTGGACCTTGCGGCCCGGGATGACCTCACGGTTCTCGCCCTGCTCCACCGCCGCCATGAGCGCCTCGCGCGAGAGCGGGGCGTCCGTGACGACCGTGCGGCCGTCGATGGTGTCTCCGCCCTGGAGGTGGTTCGCGGGAATCCACATATGGGTGATGAGACCCATCCAGGCGTCGTACTCCTCGCGCTCCAGCAGCGACTCGGTGATGAGCTTCGGGATGAGGGGGACGATGCCAGCGACATCGTCCACGATCTTCTCGAAGGTCAGGCCGTACTCGCCACCGGCCTTGTGCAGGCCGCCCGACTTAGCCAGCTCTCCCTCGAAGAGGAAGTGCGGGTAGGGCTGCCCCTCGGGCACGATGGGCACGATGTGATCGGGCTTGTCGGGCTCGGTCTGCGGACGAGCGAAGCCCTCCGTGACCGGGTTGATCGAGTAGAACTTCGGAGCCTTGAAGCTCGTGGTCTCCTCGACCTCGATGGCCTCCTCCCAGGTGCGCTCGGCGGCCTCCCACTCGTCCACGACGTTCATCGCGGTGAGCTGAGCGAACGCGAAGATGAAGTCATCTCCGGTCGTGTGGATGGCCTCGCCGAACTGGCAGCCGAAGCTGCGCTTGAACTGGGCGATGGAGTTGTGATCGCCTCGGGCAACGCCCTCGATGATCTGGTCGGCGGCGATGAGCTTGGCATCGCTGAGCCCCGCAGCGGGGGCGTCAACGAATCCGATCAGCCCCTCGCGGGTGATCTGTTCGAGCAGCTTAGCCAAGGTTCACTCCAATCGTGACGGCGGTATCGGTGTCGGAGGTCTCGCCTCGGAAGAACTCCACGATGCCGAACTTCGTGTTGCCTCCTGCGGTGAGCGTGAGCGCACCAGCAGAGGTGATGTAGACGATTGTGCCCTTTGCGGTCTGGTCGGTCGCACCAGTCACGGGGAAGGCGTAGGTGCCAGTCGGAGAGGCGGTCGCCTCAAGCGACTGGAGGCCGACGCCGCCGTTGGGCTCGCCCACTTCGAGCAGCTCGTCAATGACGGCATTGCCCGTGGTGGTGAGGCCGTTGGTGTAGTCGCCGGAGCCCGTGATGGTGACCATCGGGCGCCCACCGAAGATGACCGGGGTGCCCGGAGGGGTCTTCGTGGGGACGGTGATCGAGCGGCGCTCCGACTCGATGTCGGACAGGATGACGTTGAGTGCCATGTCTACTTCCCTGCCTTCCGAGCGCCGAAGCCCTTGAACTCGTAGCCCTCGGCGGCGCTCTCGCTGAACTGCGCCGACTCGGTGGTCAGCTTGGTCTCCGTGGTCTTGGCCTGCTTGCCAGCGGCCTCACGCGCCTCCTTGGCGATGACCTTGGCCGACTCGATGGCAGAAGTGATGTCCTCACCCTTGGCTGCGCGATCACGAAGATCGGCCTCCTGGCTGGGGAGCAGCTCTGCCGCGTCGATGGCTGCGGTGGCGTCGGCGTACGCCTTCACCCCGGCCTCGGCAGCCGTCTGGAGCGCGTCTGCGTCCACGGTGGCCTGAGCTTCCTTCTTGCCCGACTCGGTCAGGGCCTCGACGGCGACGGTGAGCTTGCCGATAGCGTCAAGCACATCCTTCTCTGCCATTTCTGACAGTCCTTCCTCTTCGGTAACCCCTGCCGAGTCGGCAGAAGCATTTTCTACGCGCGAAGCGTAAGCCTTTTTCGCGGACTCCAGCAGCTTACCGCGTGCTCCGGCGGCGATGACGACATCGACGCTGGTGTAGGGGTCCTCGGTGAACTCGGTGACGATGAAGTTGCCGGTTCGGTCGTCCCACTCGCCCTCGCCCATTGCGAAGATGGAGACGCCGAGCTTCTTCTTGTACCGCTCCAGCTTGGGTCGGTACTCCTCGTCGGGCAGGTACCAGCCGTAGACGGCGGCCATGCCGCGCTCGTCGTCCTCGGTCCAGGTCTCGCCGAGGATTTCGCCCGCGATCATGGTGAAGTCGCGATCCTCGGGGCCATCCCAGCCGGTCGGGTGGTTCTTGAAGCTCAGCACGTCGTTGAAGACGTGGTGGAAGCTCTCCAGGAGGTCTCGCGAGTAGTACCCGCTGGACCCCTGGCCCTCCGAGATGATGCGCACCTTCCAGGCACCGTCTTCGCGCGGCGACTCGCTGACGAGAGTCGCGGCCTCGAAGATCGGGCGCTTTTCGATGGTCACTGTCATGGCATCGAGCATAGCAGGGCAGATTCCGCAGCCCCAACTTGTCCGAGACGGTGGGGTCGCTTGCTACGCCGTCCCGGCCGCCGCGTCATCCGAGCGGGCGCCATTCCCGTCGTCGTCCAACGAGCCGACAGCGCCGCTGTTGCCCTGACTCGGAACCGCGCTGGTGTCGTCCGGGTCCGGGTCGTCCTGCATGGACGCCAGCGTGGACGACTTTGAGCCGGTCCAGGCGTCGGGCTCTGGCAGCTTGTTCGAGGTGGGGTCGATGTCGAGCAGCTCCAGTGAGCGATTGCGGTATTCCTGCTGGTTGATGCCGCCCTGCTCGCGCGCGATACCCAGGCTCTGCATGGAGCGATGGATCGGGTCCACGTCGAGGCGCTTGAAGTCGAGCACCATGTCCTTCGCGCCCATCGCGGTGAAGATTTGACGGAAGAAGTCCACGAAGTCTTCCTGGCGAGAGAGGGCGGCGAGCTGCTCAGGCTGCGAGAGGGCATTCTCCGAGGCGTAGCTGCCTCCGAGGCCGGGGTCTGCGGCCAGGCCGGTAACCGACACGTCCATCGCGGCGGCGGCCTGTGCCTGAATCGGGCGCCCTTCATACAAATCTACCGCTCCGGCGCGGGGGACCTGCTGAATCTCGGTGTCTACGCCGCCGACGGCGGCCATGCCGATGCGCCCCTGGCTAACCTTCGCGCCTGCGGCCTTCGCGGCCAGCTCGGTCTTGGCCTTCACGAGGTAGGAGATGGCTGCGAGTGCATTCTGGAGCTTGGCGCCGTCCTTGAGGTAGGTCGAGTAGAGCACGGCCCACGGAGCTGCGCCGAATGCGTCGGGCACGCCCCAGGTGTCTCCGTTGTCCTTGTTGATCCGCTTCTCGATGATCACGGAGGTCTTGCTCACTGGCACGTCGGCGACGGTGGCGCCAGCCTTGCGCGGGAGAACGTCGGGAAGCTGAGTCTTCTGGGCCTTGAGCCGGTTCTTGTAGGCAAGGGTTGGCACCCACTCACGCTTGGTCCTGGTCTCGCCGCTGATGTCGTCCTGTACGACGTAGGTCCGCAGGACGTACTTGAGGCGGCTCCGGTTCTCCGGGTAGGTGAGCGCGTTCTCGATGTTCACGTCGATGGCGAGCCGCTCGAAGAGCTTCGTGGTCGAGTCGTACAGGATGACGAGGTTGCCAGAGGTGAACAAGATGCGGTTCAGCTCCTTGAGCGCCGTTGGCGAGAAGATCGTGTTCCAGTTATCTTCGTCTTCGATGATGTTGGTGATCCACGACTTCGGCTTGCCGTCCTTGTCGTCGTCTGCGGTGGACTTGATGCTGTATCCGCGCCCGAAGACGTGGTTGTTCTTGAGGCGGAGGCCGCGCCCGAGCAGGCCGCCCATGACCTTCGTCTGCTTCTCCAGGTAGCAGGTGGTCTTCTTGGCATTTTCGAGGTCCATGCCCTTCGCGTTTTCGGCCATGAATGCCTGGCTGATCGGGAGCCATCCGTCGTCCTCAATCTTGAGCAGGTCGGTCACGACCTGCCCGAAGGCCTCGACCAGCACGCGGGTGGACGAGTCGCCGAAGTCGGCCAGCTCGGATACCTGGTCGCGGTATCGCTTCTCGATGGCCTTCATGGTGGTCACGCGGGTGGTCATGGAGTCCAGCATACCCCCCAAATCCGCACTTTCGGGCGGATTGGGGTTAGTTTCGGGTTACTTTTCGACCACTTTTCGCCTAGTTCCAGAAGCTGTTCGAGGAGAAGACGCTGCTGCTCAGGAGGTCGATGTCGAGCGCAAAGCCATCCCCGGGCTGGAGTCCGAGCATCCCCTCCACGTCCACTTCCGCCGCCGAGTAGCTCGCCGCGTCGGCCGCGTCCGGGGACTTGAGCCCCTTCTCGCGCAGCTCCTTCTTCGAGAGGATGAGCATCGACTCCGCAGTGCCCGAGGCGAACTTGTACTCGATGCCGCCGAGCTGGGCGCACAGCGGATGGTCTGGCTGGTCTGCCTCGATGTCCACCTCGCCGCGCTTCATGCGCTCGGCGAGCCGCGAGTACCAGTAGGCGCGCGTGTTGTACCAGGCGTTCCGGTCGGGTGACGGGTCGTTGTTCTTCATGCGGATGATGTGGTAGGTCTCGTCAGTCACGTCGAGCATGGCGTCGTGCATCAGGGCGCCCATGCCGTCGGCGTCGATGCGGAGCTGCGTTGCGCCCAGCTCGCTCATGTGCGCCTGGACGCGCTCGTTGGCTGCCATCGCCTCCTGGCGCTGGCCCTGCGCGTTGTGGATGGGGAAGAAGGGAAGGCCGCGCCAGCGGTCGAGGAACCTGATGCGCACGCCTCGCTTCGCGGTCTTGCGGGGCTTGTCGAGCGGGTACCAGTTCGGGCCATCCTCGCCCTCGTCGCGCCACTCCATCGTCTCGTGCACCCAGCCCTCCTGGGCGGTGTAGAGGTAGGAGTAGTCGCCCTTCTCGGAGCGAGCCACGTCGAAGCCGACGTGCGTGGGGTCGCTCGGGTCTGGGATGACTGTCGTTTCGAGACCAGCCTGGATGACCTCCTCGGGGAAGAGGATGTATCCAGTGTCGAGCGCCCACAGGCCCTGCACGCGCGCCTTGAAGTTGGCACTATCCTCGCCGTACTCCTCGCGCATGTCGTCCACATAGCCCTCGGAGGCCAGGTACTTGAGCACGTCGGCTGGCAGGTCTTCCTTCTCGGGAGTAAAGTTCGGCGAGTCGAGCACGGAGATGGTGATCCGGTTCCACTGTGCGGCGCGCTTGGGGTCGTTCCAAATCTGGCCCATCTCGGAGGCCGGATTCGTCGGGTTCGCGATCATGAGGATGCGGTCGTCGTCGGCGGTCGTGTTGTTGCGGAGCGTGCCGATCATGTCGGCCGAGACGCCCACCGCCTCGTCGGCGATGGCGAGCACGCCGCCGTGAATGCCCTGGAAGGCGTCGCCCTCGCGGCCCTTGGGCGGAGTGCGCCCGGCGCCCAGCTCCAGTCCGTCGTGCGAGCGCCAGACGGCGCCGGACGTGACGTAGCCGGGCAGCTCGTGGTCCGGGAGCCCCGTGGTGTCGTATCCGTGCTTCACGGCCTCCAGGTACTCGCGGTAGCGCTCGCGCGACTTCTGGTGCAGAACCTGCACCTCGCGCCAGACGATGCCGCGCACCTGCGCGGTCGTCGGCGCCGTGGTGAGCACGCGCGCCTCGCCGATTGGGTGCACGTCGATCCACCAGCAGATGAGCACGGCGGTGAGGAAGCTCTTGCCGACGGAGTGCCCGGCGGCGACCATCGTGTTGTGGTTGTTTACGATGGAGTGGCAGATTTCGATCTGCTTCGACCAGAGGGTGACGCCGAGCACGTCGTAGGCCCAGATTTCCGGTCGCTGACGATAGAGCGTGCGGCGGTTCTGCGTTTCGAGCTGGCGCAGGACGGCGTTGTTGAAGGTGAAGCGGTACTCGGGGCTGTTCGACAGCTCGAAGAGGTCCTGAGCCATCAGACCCCGACCGCCTTCTGCGTCTGGGTCTCCAGGTAGCGATTCGACTCGGTGATGCCGATGGTGACCAGCTCCTTGACCTCTTCGGGGTCCACGTCGATCATGTCTCGTTCGGCGAGCGCCTTGAGCAGCGCGTTGAAGCCGAGCATGTACGCTTCGACATACGATGCGGCATGCGCCTCGGCGAGCTTGGTGCTCACGTCGTTGACGTTGAGGTTGGTGCGCTCGATCTGGTCGCTCAGCAGCTTGTACGAGCGCGCGATGGCGTTCCACGACTTCGGGTTCTCGCGCTGGTCGCGCAGCCAGTCGAGGTGCTCTGCCATGCTGATGAGGAGCAGCCTGCGCTCCTCGACCTCGTCCAGGATCGTCCTGGATTCGAGGAGGGTCTTCACCCGGTCGATGCACTGCGCTGGGGTGAGCTGGCCGAGCACGCGCTCGGACATCTGCTCGGGGGACTCGTACTTCGCGGCCGAGCGCAGAAGGCGTCGGTCAAGCGAGGTTTGTGGCAGAAGGCTCGGTCCAGCATAGCTGAGACGATTGTCGGCGCCCAAGCGGGCCGGAGAGAGAGTACCCCGGCCCGCTCAGTGAGCGGACGCGAGGCCTTGAGGAGTTGTGTGGCGAAGCCTCGCGCCGCGACCCAGCGTAGCAGCTACGGGCGCAAGAAGAGGCCGACGATGTTGAAGATGACCGCGTTGACGACGCCGAGCCCGGCGACGCCAGCCCCAATGAGCCATCGGGTCTTGGTGGTGCGAGCCTTGTCCGCGTCGGCGGTGGCCTTGAACCCGGCCTTCACCTCTCCGCTGACTCGCGCCAGGCCGGACGACATCTCGTTGCGAAGGTCGTCCAGGCCCTTGTCCACCTTCTCTTCGATGGTCTTGTCCTGGCCGTCGAGCCGCTGCACTGTGGCGCTGAACTCGGACTGCGTGACCATCTTGTCGAACTTGGCTTCGATTCGGTCGTTTGCGCGCTCCTGGCGCTCGAACCCGGAGCGAACGTCGCGCACAAGATCGGTGATTCGCTCATCGATATGCTCGTCCACGGCCTTCGCCCCTCCAGGGTAGGCGTCGTTTGTCATGGATGCCATTCTAACCCCGGAGGAGCGGCCGTTTGCGGCTACTCTCCGTGCTGCTGGACGGGCTCAAGGCCCAGGAGGATTCGATTCTGCGCTTGGCGCGCGTCGTCGTCGCCATCGTACGGCGTCTCGATCAGTGCTGCCGCGAACTCGGCCAAGAACGACGGCATCGACGTGCTGTACGGCGCGCCGAGCTGGTCGCTGATGGTTTCGCCCACGGAAAGCACGGCCTCCACCAGCATGTCGATGGTGTCGTTGATCGAGACCTGCGCGGTGCCTGCGGCAGGCCCGCTGGTGATCAGTTCACCGGCGACGGCGCGCTGCGCGAGCACGGTGCGCTCTTCGGCCGGGCCGAGCAGGATCGCGACCTTGGCCTCGAAGACGCCGGGCTCGTTCGGTGCCGCACCAGCCCCATCATACGAGTTTTCAGCCATGCTTTTCTCCTCCTTCTGCCGCGCTCAAGCGGCGGCGCGGAACTCCGCGCTGATGGTTGCCAGATTGTCGAGCAGGCGCCCGTCTGGCGTTCTGACGACGGGGACGGAAATCATGCCGTCCGGCGCCCTCCCCAGCTCCCCCTTGAGCGCGATCAGCGCCATCTCGTTCACTGGATCGTCCAGCTTCACCTCGTCATACTCGGCGCCTGCGCGGTCCATGCTCCGCTTCGCGAGCGGGCACCGCGTGCAGTGCGTCGTGCTATAGATCGTGTACTTTCCGTCGGTCAATGCTTCTCCCTGAGTCGCTTTTTCTGGCGCACC